CTAACGTTGCCGTTAGCAACTGAAGCGGCCATAGGCTTAGCTCTAGTCTCTTTATCACCCGTTGCTCTTTGCCCTGTAAAAGCGTAGCCTGCTAACACGTAGCGTGCGTATTGATCAATTAGGTTTTTACCCGCAGAGCCCGGTTCTTGTTCCATTTGTATAGTTATATCGGGTCCGTCTTCTTCGGCAGTTTCTTTTATAAATTTTTCAACTTTATCGCCTTTGGCCCTAATGCGCCTAACGTCCATTATGTAGAAGATGCCTTCATGCATGGCACCTAAGCAACCAACTGTCCAGTCAGGATCAGGGTAGGATGGGCTTGGCTCGCTACCTGCTAAATCCCAGAATCTTACAACCGTGGTATCTTTATCAAAATCTGGTATTTCTGCTGGTTCTAAGATTTCAAATTGGGTTCTGTCAAACATGGAGCCAATAGTAGTTGCCCACCAGTCACCAAACTCTAGCCGCTTTCTTTCTACTGGGTCTAGTTCTTGTAGAACTGCCCGATAGGATTCAGGGTCAATGCCGGGGTTATCTGTTAGTTTTGAAGGGACAAATATTCTACCCTTTTCGTTACCTTCAACCAAAAACCTTTGGCGCACCCAGTTCGGTGCTGGGTTAGTAGCTGCCCTCATTCTTAAAGGTACTTGAGATAGCGGTCCTGTTGAGGGTCTACGTAAACGAGAGAACAGGTACCTATAGTCTGCTTCACGAATTTCCGTGACCTCATCCATGCCTATAAACTGAAATTCCGAACCTTTATATCTTAAATAATCTTGGCTGTTGTTTAGGTATCCGAAAGTTATTCTAGCGCCACTAGGGAAGGTGGCTGTATATTGGTTAGCGTTCCAGTGTATGTCATCAAATGCGGTAATCCACTCCCTAAACCTATCCATGAGAGCTCCGGGTAAAGCTAAGTCAGCATATGTGCGTCGGAAGAGAATAGCAGAGTAGCTAGGCACATCTACGTATTGTAGTGCCGCCATAAGAAGCGCCGAGCTCTTACCACCGCCAGCGGCGCCTCCAAAAAGCACTTCTTGGGCTGTAGTCTTCAAGAAAACCTTTTGAGTTAAAGAGGGTTCTTCTACCCAGTATTCTGATGTTTTTGGTTGAAGCCATTCATGTATGGATTCCCAGTTTGCTTCTTGTAAAGCCATTTTTTAGTTGTCTCCTTGACAAATAACTGATAGACTATTAATATATGAAATTTCTATCAACATACTTAAATCGCTCTATCACTGCTCATTTGCTTATATGTGGGGGTATAATAACACTAGCCCTTGGTATTAGTATAGTACATTTAGGGGCAGGAATTGCAAGCGGTGGACTACTAGCTATCTGGTACGGATACATTTTAGGGGCTGAATAATGGCGTGGAACCCAACAACCAGTAAATCTTTGGAAAATCTTAATGATGTGCAGAAAAAGGCGGCCATATCTGTGGGCGCCCCAATTGCCTATAGTCCTAGCCTACAGCCTAAAACAGGCTATCATGATGGTTGGGATATAACAAAAGCTTACCAAGATGGTGTAGCTAAAATAACATGGGTTTTCAGATGCATAGACGTTATATCGTCTAACCAAGCTAAATTACCGATGATATTTAGAGCAGACAATAATCCTTTTGGCGAAGTTATTACGAACGACAGTGTATTAGAAGTGTTTAACAACACTACTAACATTGGAGAAAATGCGTTTGCTTTTAGATACAGGCTCTCAGCTCAACTTTTAATGAGCTCACGTGGCGTATTTATAGAGGTGGTTAGAGATAGGCTTGGCGACCCGATGGCACTGCACCTACTTCCCCCACAAGACACATCACCGATACCACATATTTCAAAGTTTGTGTCCGGATACGAAGTTAAGCTACCTCAAGGTGAAAAGCGAATCATAAAGCCAAATAACGTCATTTGGATACGCCGACCCCACCCACTAGATCCCTACCTTTCAATGACACCAATGGAAGCCGCTGGCGTTGCAATAGAAGTGGAAAACCTTGCGAAAATATACAATAGAAACTTTTTAGTTAACGATGGCAGACCGGGTGGACTTCTAGTAGTAAGAAGTGAAATCAGCGATGAAGACAAAGACGAGCTTCGTTCAAGGTTCCAAGGAAATATAGCAAGAGCCGGAGCTGTTGGGGTCATAGCATCTGATGATGGCGCAGACTTTGTAGACACGGCAGCAAGCCCACGGGATGCTGCTTATATCCAAATGCGTACCCTTAATAAAGAAGAAATACTTGCTGCTTTTGGTGTCCCAGAATCAATTATAGGGAACTCAGCCAATAGGACCTTTTCAAATGCAATGGAAGAAGGTAAAGTCTTTTGGATGGAAACGATGGAACCCCACCTTGATCTTATTGCAAGGTCTTTTGACCCCATAAGCGATGAATACTTTGTAGATTTTGACACTAGCGGTGTTCCCATTCTCATCTTATCTAAGCAAGAGCAAAGCTCGTTTCATTTACAAGAGTACCAGCAAGGGCTTATAAGCGTTAATGAATATAGAAGTATTACTGGTAGAAAGAAAGTGGAAGCTGATTTAGCGGATTCAATATTAGCTAATCCAAACCTAACCCCAATAGCTAACACAGAGAAGCCAATGGAAGACCCTAATGCGGCAGCTGCTGCTGGAGGCCCTGCAGGAATGCCCGGCGTTGCTGGCGCTGACCCAATGGCTGCGGCACAAGGTGACCTACCTATGGGACCCGAAGGAACACCCGCAGCAATTCCACAAGGCACTGAGCCAATACCAGCAGGCGGTATACAGTCTGGCGTACCTTTGGCTGAACAGGGAGCTGGAGCCACTCAAACTGTGGCTTCAGAGTTTAGCCCTGAAGAAGGCGCTTTTGTACCACTTGGCGAAGTTCAAGGAACTGATGATATTGAACTTCCTGCTTCTGCGGTTCCTTCCATATTAGAAGGATTAGAAGAAGAAGAGGAAGAAGAGGAGGGTGAGAAGAGCCTCCCTTTTCCCAAAAGGCCTCTTTTTTAGAGGACACTTGGGAGACTAAGGTAGAGAAATCTGTCACCTCTTTAGAATCATCTTTTAGAAAAGTAGTTGATAGTGTTATAGACACCCAAGAGCAACTAGCATTAGACGCTTTAGATGAGGATGCCACCAAAGCCTTATTAGGGTTAGGCGATCAAGCTGATTTTGCTTCTGTAGTATCAATGGCTGCCTTAACCACAGCATCTGACCCAATGGTCGCCGACATGAAAGAAGCTTATGAAAGAGGCATAGCCGATAACATTGCTGAAGGTTACGGTACAGCAGTTCAAGAAGACTTGGCAAATGCCGCCATGTCTCAACAAATCGCAACGGTAGATACCTTTAATTCAACTACGCAGAAATATATAATTGAAGCCCTTTCTCAAGTGGCCAATGTTGAGGGGGAAAATGACGATATTGACGTCATATTTAAGATGTTATTAGCTTATTATTTAATAAAAGCTATATTTACTTCATTACGAGAAAAACGCCGCAAACTCATAGTGGATACGGGAATAATAGGCTCTTACAACATGGGGCTGTACGATTCAGCACTATCTGACCCTACAATAAAGAAGACGTGGATTACAATGCACGACAACAGAGTTAGAGAGACTCATAGGCTTTTAAGAGGGGATAACGTGCCAATAAACGAGCCTTTCATAGTAAATAGTTTGCCGATAAGGTTTCCAAGGGACCCATTATCGCCCCCTTCCCTTACAATTAATTGCAGGTGTTTCTTAAAGTTCAGTAGATAGTTTATATAAAGTATAGAAAACTATTTTATATAAAGTGTGCTTGCACGTTACCCTAAACTACTATACTATATAAGTATTCGGAACTTAAAATTGAGGTGTTATGGCAACTTTAACTATAGATTCAGTGGTTACCCCTGAGCTTTCTAATGATAATGATGTAGCTTTTAAGGCTATTTCGGGTCAAATTGGCGTTGACAAGGCGCAAGGAATTGTTGAGTGTTTTGTTTCAGCAATAGGCAATAAAGACTCTGTAGGGGATATAGTTATTCCCGGAGCTTTTAATGCGTCGTTAAAAAGAAGAAAACCCAGAGTTGTTTGGGGACACGACTGGAATCAACCAATAGGTAAAGTCATAGACATATATGAAGTACCTAAAAGCGACCGAAGACTGCCAGAAAAAATGAAACAAGCTGGTGTGGGTGGGCTTTTTGCTAAAGTTCAATTTAATTTGAACACCGAAAGAGGGCGTGAAGCTTTCGCTAACGTTGCTTTTTATGGAAATGAACAAGAATGGTCAATAGGGTACAAAACATTGGTGGCTGATTATGATAATCAAGCTCAAGCAAATATCTTAAAAGAGGTAGAACTTTATGAAGTTTCTCCTGTTTTGCATGGCGCAAACCAACTTACAGGAACCATATCTGTTAAAGATGCGGAAGAAAAAGGGGGATTGCGACAGACACAGAACGCCGATCCATCCGACCCACGCTCTATTTTAAGAACAGCTCTCTCTCAGGCGCTTAATCGCCCCATTGAGATATTAAACATGGATGAAAATACAGTAGTTTTTGAATCTGCCCCCGGAATGGTATGGCAGGCTGGATTTCATCGTGAAGGAAATCGCTTTATGGTTGGTTCTCCAACTAGAGTAAAGCCAATGACAACGTACATGCCTCTTGATGGAGGAGTACCTGAATCCCTGCCCCAAGGTGCAGGAGAAGCCGAAAGGATGGACAGACGGCCAATGACAGCATTAAAAGCAGAAGGAATGCATGGTGTTCTCATGCGTGAAGGAGAAGAAGAGGTAGGAGAGCCTAGTACACCATTTGGTTTCACTGGAGAAGAAGCAGCTATGGCATGGGCGATGACTATGAATTGTGAAGGTGTTCACTCTTATGATGGCAAATTTTGGCCATGTAAAGATCGTGATACATACTTAGAAGCGCTTAAGGCGTTTGACAACAATGCAAACATAAGCTCTTACAATGACTACATCTCTGACGCAGAAATAACAGAAGACGAGAGTGTCGTAGTAAAGAAAGACGCAGAAGCTTGTGCATGCGAGACTGAAACAAAAGGACATGGAGGACACGGAAGAGGTCCTTCAAGCGCTGTTCAAAGGGACCCAATGGCATTGCTTTTAATGGCGTATAATGCAATGATCCCTCTTAAAGGCGCAGGAAAAGAACGTGAAGCTACACTAGCATTGATATCCTTGATAGAGGACTTTATGGTTAAGATGAGCGAAGAAGAAGTTGAAGTAGTTGTTGCTACTGAGAAGGCTACTTCAGGTTTTGTTGTAAATGTTAAGTGTGATGAAGCTGAAGCGTTTGAAGTTTTGGACAAAGTTAAGTCTTTGCCAGTTCTTTCAGTTAGGACAGAAGAAGGATTAGATCTTCTGTTTGGTAAAGATCATGAACATAATGATCTTTTGGAAAAGGTTGCTGTTTCTATAGCAAGTCTGTCATTTGAACCAGTGGTTTCTGGCGGATTTAAAGAAGAGCATCTTGACACAGAAGCTAATATTAACTAGACTAAGTTAAGGAACTTTTAGGAGAAAATACAATGGAAAACAATGAACTAGAAGAGCAATTAGCAGAGCTAGACAAGCTTCATGCTCAACTGGAAAACACAGCAGAGAAAACAGCTGAAGACGAAGTGGCTGAAGAAGTGACTGAAGAAGAAGTAGCTGAAGAAGCTACTGATGAAGCTGCTGAAGTAGCTGAAGAAGCTGCAGACGACGCTGAAGAAAAAGCTGATAATGAAGTTGAGGTCAAAGAAGACGAAGTTGGCGAAGGCGAAAGAATGCTTCGCGAACCAATGGAAGGCCTTTTTAACACTGCTGAAGATGCCGCAGAGCGTGCCGCTGAGCTGGGATGTGAAGGATCACATGAACACGAAGGCGGAAAATTTATGCCTTGTGCTACAATGGAAGAATACGAAGCGTTAGCAAGTTCTGAAAAATCAGATGAAGACGCAAAAGAAAAAGAAGAAGATGATTCTGAAATTACAGAAAAAGCCTCACAGATTTTAGAAAGGCTCACACGAGAAGCTGATGAAGATGAAGATGAAAATCCAGATGTTCCTTCAGTATTCCTTTCTAAAGCAGACTTTGATGAAAAGTGTCATGCAGGCGAGTATATAAGCCTTAAAGAATGGCAAGACTTGGATGAAGACGCCAAAGGCGCATTTGAAATGGTTCAAGTTTATGAAGAAGAGACCGAAAAAGGTTACGGCATGCGTTGGAGACGACGCAACCCAATGAAGCGAAATATTGAATATAAAGAAAAATTCTTTAGTTCCGCTGAAGAAGCTGCTGAAGCTGCCTTAGAACTAGGTTGTGAAGGCTACCACGAAGATGGTGGTAAGTTCTTCCCGTGTCAAACACGTGATTCCTACCTAGAAAGAACAGGACAGGGAGAAGCACAGAGACTTGAACGTGCCCCTATGGAAGGCATGGAGAAAAGCGAAGACTTCCTATGCGGTTTCCAAAGAAAATCCGTAATGCATCCTTGCGATTTTTGCAAAGGTGGATGCGCACCTGAAGGCAACTTGCCCGGCTTGGCCGACATTGAAGCTAAAGTTAAGTCAGCGTATGAAGGATCTGAAATTGTAGGATCTGGATATTCAGGCGCTGATGATATATTTGTTCTTGATGTAAAACGTGCAGATGGTTCAGCAATTGAAATCTTTATGTCAGGTGAAGGCGAAGAACTTGGATGGCTCAAGATAGATGAAGAGCTTTTGCAAGAAAAAGAACTTGCTTCTTGGGATATAATCTCACATGCAGACGCAGAGGCTGTAGCTGTTAAAACAGTTGGTGGAGATGCAAATAGTGTATCTCCAGACATATTCAACAATGAAGATGTATATGTAGTTCAAGTTGAAACAGCTGACCAAAAAAGTTTTGATGTTTTTGTGAACATGGAAGGTAAAGTTTTAGGATATGACGAGTATCAAGTAGAGCTTCCTCTTTCAGACGAAGAAGAGATCAAAGCGCTTGAGGCTGAATTAGATATGAAAAGAATGTATAGTAGAGAACAGCGAGAAGAAATGGCTGAAAATGGAGATGCGTTACCTGACGGATCGTTCCCAATAGCCGATGAAGCTGATCTTAGAAACGCTATTCAAGCTTATGGCCGTGCTGCTGATAAAGAAGCAACAAAAGAGCACATTATGAAACGAGCTGAAGAATTAGGCCTAGAAGACATGATTCCTGATGAATGGATGGTTGGATCTGGAGAAGATAATGCTGCGCCAGAAGAAGTTGGCGAAGCTGAAGACATGGACCGAGATCCAATGGAGGAATTAAAAACCTTAGATGACTTAGGCATTGATATTGATGAAGCTTTGAAAGAGTTTGAAAGTCTAAAAGAAGAATTTGACGGGCTTTCCTGATAACCTTTAGGAGGGTTAAATGACGCCTAAAACGGCATGGGAAAGAATACGCTTGGCGAACCAAGCTCTGTATCATATCGGTTCAAAGACTATTTTAGGAAAAAATCCTTACAGCCTTTTGGTTGATGATAGTGGTGGTGAACATAAAGTATATGAATTCATTCCTTTAAGTAACGACACTAGCGGGGTGTAGAGTGACTATTGACTCTGACCCAAATATAAAAGCTCCACAGGAGGCTATTTTAGACCTTCCTCAAGAACGCATAACTGGAGACATTCTTCGTGGGCGTGGACCACGTAGGGGCAATTTAGAACGCCTCATTAAATATTGGCGCCCAATCATGCGCAAGCCGGGTGGATTTAGAAGATGTTTAGTTATTTTAGCGGACCATCCAGAGTTATATCCACTACAGAGAATCTGTGCATGGCTACACCATGAGACAACAGGCTTATGGCCAAATGAAGGAAACCACCATGAAGGTGGAAAGTTGGGCCCTATAGTGCGTGTAGCAAAGCGGAGTGTGAGGAAACCAAAAAGAAAAAAAAGAGGCAAAAAGTCTTTAGATGGAAGTGATTTGGTTAATTACGAATACGGTTTTAAAGATATGGTTTCTCAGTCTCGTGCGTATGATGGACTGCTTGTTCAACCAATCGCAGGAAGGCAAAATGTTTTAGAAGCTAAAGCTGCTATGTTTGCGGCGAAATTAGCTGAGATATCTGACAGAAAAGAAGATATACGGATTAAAAGGGTTGGTATAGTTGGAAGCAATAGTGCGGCTGGTCAAGCCGTGCAAGCTGTTGGTAGCATCTTACTTCCCGGCGATATTTCAGACTTTAGAAGCCCTATACGATCACAAATTTATGAAACCTTAACACCGGGTGGGGGCGGCAGACGGCCCAGCCTTAGGCGAGCAACAAGAGGTGGAGGAGCCCGAAATAAGTATAGGTGTCCTCCGGGTTTTCAAAAAGGTGGAACGTTTACAAATAAACTTTATAGTACTTGTGGCGCTCAAATTTTAGGAATCCCTAACTTTGGGCCGGGTGCTTTTACGTCAGGAATTGAAAGGGCGTTAGCTAGACTAGCTAGAGACGCAAATCTTGTTAGAAGTATTGGCGACTTAAAAAACAACTCTAACCCTTACGATATTATTCGTGCTGCGCAGATTCCGTTTGCGCCCAAGAAAGGCAATCCAACTAGAAGGCAGACATCTGTGGATCTAGTTTTAGCAAGAATAGCGAATGGCGAAAATGTGCCAACTAGATTTGTGAGAAGAGACGGCGTTATCTTAGAACCTAAAGTTTCGTTTGATGAATTAGGGAAGCTTGATGAGTTTGACGACATGGTTGATGGCTCATTGATTACAAAGTATAACGATGGAATACTTGGCGAAGGGGCCCTAGGGACATTCGGAACAGGTATACGAGATAACTATATTGTTTTAGAAGATCAAGGCGTAGTTAAAGTAAGTCGTGTTGGTGGTGAATTGGATGAAGGGGTTAGGTCTAATACATTTAGAGCTTTTAACGCATCCGTTGCAAAGAATAGTGGTAGAAGCCCTGACAGAACTGCCCCACTTATGGACTTTATTGAGGCGTCTGATGGAAAATTTAGTGTTGAGTTTGGTGAAATAAAAAACAACGCATTTATTCCTGATAACACATCTCAGAACGAGCTAGTTCAGGTCCGTTCAGGTAATATAGTTAAGTTCGTACCTAAATGGGTATATGATACATTTTTATCTAGGTCAGCCCCTAGAAGATTAGATTCTGACCCTATTTATGAGATGCTGGACTCGGAGGAGAAATCTCTTTCCCCTTTTTTTAATGCTAGGGGGACGAACAAAGAAGACGTCTCTCTAGCACATGAGTACTTTACTGCGGTAAATAAAAAAGTTGCTAAGTTCTCTTCACTGGTAGATCAGGCAGAGCTTGAGATAAAGGCCCCTCGGCTCGGTAGAAGAACAGGCAGGGCGGCAGGTAGAGGTTTAAGAGGTACAGCTTCTGCTATTTTTGATAATGCTTTAGGCCGTTGGCGCTGCCCTCCGGGAACCCGTAGAGGTGGTACGTTTTCTGATAGGTTAGGTAGTAATTGTGGCTACTCGCTCCCCGCGAATATAGTAAATAATTTAGGAAAAGCTACCAATGCTATCAGAGGCATAAAGAAAACTTCCAGAAAAGGAAACAAGCTACGAAAAAAATCAAATGCTACTTCTAATAAATTAGAGAAGCTGAACGAAAACTTAGAAGAGGTTCTTAACATAACTGAGTCTAGATCGGGCACAAGACTCGGTAGGACAATTGGGCAAAGAAGAGCGATAGGGTCTTTAGACGCTCCCCAAGAACGACTATTTAGTGGCAATGATGTACGAAATACTTTGCTTAGTTTACAGAAAGACATTGATGATGTTTTAGAAAACGGCGACAAAGGAGAGGTTACTAAGGTTTGGGACCAGTTATCTAAGTTTGCAAATCTAGAAGCTGGTAGGCTTACAGATAATACAAGCGCTGATGAAAGAGTTGCTAGTTATGGCCGACAGATTCAGGAAATGTTGGATGGTTGGGCTCAGAAAATTATAGATAGGCCAAACCTTGATGCTAGACGAACAAGAAGAGATACAGTGCGAAACCCTGAAGGGCGTTCAGAACGATTAAGAGCTAGGGCAGAAGAGAATACTGAAAAAATTAATAGATTGGCCAGAAACTTGATTCGCAATAGGCGAATGAGGAGAACAGGGAATGCTATACCAGATTTAGATTCAGGGGCATTCTACAACGAAGATGGAACCGTTAATGAAAGTTTCTTAAGGGCTAGGCGAAGCGATGCAACCGAAATAGGGAAGAGAGCAAAAGATAATTTAGCTAAGCTTTTAAATCTACCTAGAGGAAGAAGGGACGACGATTCTATAGATGCGGCAGCTGTGGAGTTCCTCCAAAGAGAAGCAGGTACAGAACAACAGCGTGCCCGTGTCATATCTGAGCTGAATACATTTAGAGAGATGCGTGATTTAGTAGCTGATGATGATACAAGATTTGCAAAACAGTTTGAAGATTCTTTGCGCAGAATAAATCCTTTTGATAGAAATGAGCTTTTATCTAGGGCGGGCATTGATTGGCGTACAGATGCGGACCGTGAAATACAGGTAAGCGATACAGAGTTACAAAGATTGCAGGATAGGCCACTATCTCTTGAAACTAGATTTGGCCACACTGGGATAACGAAGAGAATAAGGCAGAGTACTCAGAACAGAAGAAGAGCTTTAAGAGCAAAGATTGATGCAGCGACTTACAAAAACTATGTGGATGGTGAGACAGTCAATGTTCCGCTTAGGGATACGCTTTTAAATAATCCTAATCTTCCACCATCTGTTGCGAATATAGCTGGCATTCCGTGGGCGGATCATGCTAGATTGCTTTCGTTAAGGAACAAAAGTAGACTTGATCTATATAGGGAAGTATCTCAATTAAGTACCCAAGAGCGTGCTGATTTGTACAAGAATACGGGCATTGCTGTAATGCCTCAAGATTTGTGGGATAATACAGATATATCTTCCCCTGCAGAAATTTTTGATCTTCTGGTCCCAAGCTCTTTAGGTCCAGAGAACAAGAATTCTTCCGCAGAGTATTTTATTAGTAATGCTATGGGCGCTGTAGTTATATCAGACTCCGATGGTAACCCAGTAGATATGTCTGGAATTCGTGTTGGCGATCCTATTGAAATAGTGGATAACGATGGTAATGTTATTCCTGCTATAAAAGAAATAGCGTTTCAACCAGTAGAGGGCGAAATTTACACTTTCGGTAAACAGATAAGGGTAGATAGTGGGCTTGTTTTTAGAATCCGCAGAACAGATACTGGTGAGATTGTTTATTCAAAGAAAAATACTAGTGATTGGGAAAAAGGAAATATATCGTTTAAGATTGATTTTCAAAACGGAATTGCCAGCTTTGAAACAGCGGGAACGAATTGGCAAACGGATGTTGACCAAACACCTTGGGTAGAGGGCTTTACAGCCGATACCAACAGTGGAATTGATTTTGCTGGCGGAGGGTATTTTAATGCTTTAGTTGAAAGAGCTACTCCGTTTTTGGTAGGAAACCGCATAGATAATATTTCTATTAACTCTACTGCTTATACAGGTATGGCTACTTGGGTGAGATATGGATTTACTTCAGAGCCAAATTCTGCTTCAGTAAGCAGGATGGCAGAAGGAGTTGACAACGTAATAAACGACGCTGAAGAAGCTTTAAAAAATGCTAGTGAAGGTAAGCCCATTACTTCAAGTGGAATGGCAGCTTTAGCTATTATTGGTACACCAGAAAAGCTTGCAGAAGTAAAAGTATTAAGAGATTCTATGGACCCAGATGAGCCAGATTTATCTCCCGATTCTTATGCACTTTATTCAGTGATAGCTGGAGTGGATAGTAATGGGAACTTAAATAGAAGCAGCGCTTTATATAGGGCTATGACAGGCGGGGATACAAACAGAAGAGAGACAGACGTTGAAAACATAGCATCCGAAGTTGAAAATGCATCTGCAGCTTTTGGGGTAGTTCCACCAAGTAATTTTGCGGCTGATCCAATAAGTAATTTGGAAAGCTGGGGCAGGGAAAGAGAGCTTGGCGGATTAGCGGGCAGTGACTTAAGGTTAGATTTAAGCGATCTTACTAGATCTATAGCAAGATCAGACGTAGCTGAACAAATGGATGATGAGTTTGTTAGCATAAGACAAAGATTAAATCCTGATAGGCCTAAAGATGCGTATGGTGTTAATATTGATAGTTTAGACAAGCGGCATGCTGCTTTAATGACAGAAGAGGAGAGAAGCAGAAGCGCCGCTGAGATAGAAAGATCTCTTAATAAACTTGTGCGAAATGGAATCTTAAACGAGGAAGATGATGAAGTTTCTAACTTAATTAATTTAACTGCAGAATTGCGTAATTCTTCTGATTTCCCTGAAGAGACACGTGGCACCGACAACCCTCTTGATAACATTGCTGTAGACTTGGGCGGCTCTGCTACAATTCAAGCATTGATTGATGATATTGATTTCTTAATAGAAGAAAGCGACACGCCCGCTGATCTTGAAAACTTAAGATTTGTTTTGCAAGGCGCTCTTGATGCTCCAACTGGACGAGCCACATCCAAAGGCGTGGATAACCCAGAGAAGGACACTAAGCCTAACTTCTTTAGTAGATTCTCTAAAAACTTTAAAGGAAGAAAGTTTAAGAATAACTTATACACTGACGATGAATCAGACAAAAATGCTCAGATAGCTGGGCAGCTTACAATATTTGATGAGCTAGATAGCCAAGTAGATGCGCGTAACGAAGTAGCTAGACGAGGCGTTGACTCCATAATGGAAGAAGTTGTTGATGTAGCTGCAAAAAATAACATGTCCCCAGAAGAAGTTGTAGAAAGAGCAGCAGCACACGCTTTAAGAGATGCTGATGTTGAGTCCGCTCTTCCTAGTGGCGCTACCCCTAGGTCTGGAGCCCCCAGTGAATCAGTAGCAGAGATAACTTTTAATCAGGGTAGAATCCAAGATATGAGATTGATGAACCAAACCCTAAAAGCGCTTCTCTCAGGGCAAGTAAACAGGGGCGATGGTGAAGCCTTTGACATATTTAATGAACCCACGATTTTAGAAGACGGCACATTAGTTGCTCGTACTAATCCTGATGGCAGCTTAATATCAAAAGATCAAGCTCGCGATATGCTTAAAGCTGTAGTAAGCTTTGATGAAAGAGTTGAAGCTGCTTATAATTTCTTTGATGACAGGTCAACTCCTGCTCCTCTTGTTTTGGCTGAAACTGAAGAAGAATTAGATCAACTTATAAATGCTTTTAACCTAACCTCTAATGTGCCGGGCGACGACTACTTAATGCAAAGACTCGGCAACATGGTTGGTATTTTTGAAGAAGCTAAGGCACGAAGGGGTAGGCCTGAAGGGCGAAACATGCTAACCACTGGAGCCTTAGGTGGCCGTAGAGAAATCACAGCTGGAGATGTTCCTAGCAGAAGAGATGTTAGCAAGTGGGTTGAATCAAGTGGTTTTCAGATAAGCCCTGAATTAGATGAACGAATTTATAAGATGCGGACTGAAGATGGGCTAAGCGTAGATGAAGTAGCTGAAAGACTAAACATGGATAGGTTTGAAGTGCGTGTTCGTGAAGCCGAGCATAGGAACACATTACCCGAAGCTAGGCAGGCCGCTGATAGGGTGACACAAAGCGATGCAGTTAATATAAGGCGTGTAGATGCTTATGATGCTGATAGGGACGAAACCGAAAGCGTTTTGGGTGAGTTGGATGATAATGGCTTCCCCCCTGCAGGTGACATTCCTCAAGCAGGGCTTCCTGAGGAATTTAATCTTACAGATCTCATTAATCAAACAACACCTAGTATCCCAGATGCTAGCGAAACCGATGTGGGGGAAATAAGGCCAAGAAGAATAGAGAGCTTAGATGATCTGTTAACAAGTATAGAAAACAGAACTAATGCTTTGGAAGCAGCAATAAATCGCCTTGCTGGCAGAGATGGAGTCTCCGGTGGAGTGAGAAGAGGAAGGTTTGATCCTAGGAATCGTAATCGTCGGTCCCTGCCTAGAGGTAGAGATGCTTATGACAACACACCTATTGATGAATTATTAGAGATGTTACAGTTTGATTATAGTTCTCCAAATGCCCCTACCAGTGGAGGAGATTATAGTGACAGAGATCTTGCACTGTCAGCTCTCCGTAGAAGAGCACGTAACATGACTGATGAAGAGCTACTTGAGCTTGACACAAAATTACGTAATTTAAGGGCAGGCTCCGCTTTAGGAAGATATAACAACACGTTAGAGAGGGCTGCTAGGATAGTAGACGAGCAAAAGAGACGTCGTAATTTAGACAGCGAGCTAACACGTAGGGTGCGAGAGTTATTTCCCGAAACAGTAAATGTTGAGCCAGACCTAAGACGTCTTGGTACGCCGCCTACAGGCGATGTTCCAAGAGGGATACTAACCCCAGACTCTCCAATAGATTTACTAGAAGATGATCTTCCTTTCCAGAGAAGAGTTTGGGCATTGAGAACAGAAGGAGGCTTGACTGTAGAAGAGGCTGCTGAGACGCTTGGTGTTGATAGGGGAGACGTGAGACGAGCAGAAGTTAATTATGGTCGTTCTTTAAGTAGAGCAAATTTTGATGCTGATAATGTTAGGGCTAGGCAAAGAGCTAGAGGTTCTGATCGAGAGCTTTTAGAAGGCCGCAGAGCCAGCCCAACAGAAGAGACTCTATGGGATTTACGTACACGGCAAGGCTACACATTAGATGAAGCAGCTGAAGAGCTTGGCCTTAATAGGGTTGAGGCTCGGAACATGGAAGTATCTCATGCTAGGAAATTGCCTCCAGAGCAACGTGAAAGCGATTATGAACGTGGACGTGTTGCCGCTGAGATTAGGTCAGGACTTGATGTTGACGAAATACCGCCACCTGTGGGGGATGTCCCTCGTAGTGGTGAGGTAAGCGACGAAGGAGATGTGTCTCCCACGCTAAGTGATGGAGAGATATTTGACAATATGATAGCAGAGCCTATTTACAGATTTGGTGGTGATCCAGATCAGCGACGTCAAGAATTTGATGCATTTTTCAGTGAGTTGGATGCTGTTTCACCAGTGAGACGAGAAAACAATTTAAGAGGGGCCGATCCTGATAGCGACATATTTAGACCTTGGTTCCGTGAGCAGCTTATTGAAACCGATGAGAGTACGTCTATTGAAGATTTACGGGAAAGGTTTAATCAACCTAACCTTACTGAGGAGTATGTAAGGGCTTTGAGGCGGACTGAAAGCGCTAGGGCAAGGATTGAGCTGGATAGAGAAACAGCTGTAGATGCTGAGGGCTCGGATAATATGACTGAGACTTTGGAAGAGGTTGTTGAGGGCGCTACTCCTAGGGCTTCTAGGTTCCAGAGACTTAAAGATCGCATAGTGGGTAAGTTCTCCACGAGAACGAGTAGGAGTGGTGAGAAAGACCCAGAGACAGGAAAAGGCCAACGACGGTGGACTCAAGTAGTTAGTGCTAGAGGGAAACTTCCGTCTGCCATAATGGACATCGGCAAGAAAGAGGATGACGGATCGTATTCGCAGCGTGGAATTAGGTGGCGTTTCTTTGATTCTGATAAACAACTTTATGCGACGGGCGATTCTGCTAGGTCTCTGGCGACTGGGCAGTTCGCAGATCATAGCAGAGTTGATTTGGTTTCAGATGCCAGCATTGAAGAAATTGTAGACATTATGGGATTCGCTCCTGAAGTTGGCCCAGATGGAAGCTTTAGGGCTAATCGGCCTAATGCAGGCTCATTGGTACTTAAAAGAGATACTCAAGGAAACGAGTATTTACAGTATACCCCAGAGAACTATCTTACAGGGGGTAGAGGCACGGTAATAAACATGTCTCCGATGAGGAAAGAGCTTGATGACGGAACACTTACAACTACGGGCGCTACTATTGAAAATGATATGGCACGGAGAGACCTTACTGTGAATGCGTTGGCTGCTAATCTACTACCTGAAGGAGTAGAAAACGCACGTGGTGCTGGACAAGGCGGAGGTAAAGAAGCTATTCCGCAGTTTATAGATGTTACTGGCGCTTTGGAAGATTTAGGACTAGAACTTAATAGCAAGGGAGAGATCAGACTAAGGCGAGTTGATGCAGAAACGGGCGAAGGAGCAGTGGTATTCGGTGCAGAAGGGCCATTAGTACGCCCATATGTGCCGGGTGAAATATCAACCCAAACCTCTGTTATGACGGAGCCTGAAATGGCTGAATCAGTTATAAGGTCTGTTGGCGATCCAAAAGAACGCCTTACTCAAGATCCTTTAAGAGCCCTAAGAGCGATAAGAAGACTAGTCACTGGCAATAATGACGGCAGGGCTTCAATGGACCCAGATCTTGGCGAAGCTATACGTGAAGTAGATATGAGTGAAGTTGATCCTCTTAGGATAGCCAGCGAACTACAAAGAGCTATGGCAACGGTACCAAGCACCAGAAGATTCTTTGACACGCTTGAAGAGTATGGGTTGATGGAAAAGATATTACCGGGAATTACTCCAGACTTTGACAGTATAAGGAAAGTTAGAAGCATAGATAGGAATGAGCCCGTCTTATTAGCTGCTATATTTAACGGCAACTCTCCTGATGCAGTAGATGCTGCTTTGGATAGGCTAGGGTACGCCGAACCTATGAAAGATGCTGTCAGAACGTTGCATGAGCTTAAAGGTGCTAGGTTAGACGAAGAGAACATACTTGGCACTATTGATAAAGTTAAAAAACTAACGTCTGGCGACGGGTCGTTAATATCTACTACGGACATGTTTGGCTTTGGACCTATGTCTGGGTGGGATGCTCCAACTGCTGCAGCTTTAATTGAAATAGCTACCAATCCAAACCATGCAGACGTAGATGAGCGTGGAGCTTTAGAGGTTTTAGAGTCTTTGAAGGGAAGCTTTGAGACCATGGACTATGTTAAGAATCCAGCTAATTTAGGGAATGCTGTGGAAAGAGCTATTAGACAGGGTGGCGGAACAATAAACCTTGTTGATAGAACTGATGTTACTAGTGGATGGGCAGTTGCTAGAAATGGCAAGGGTATAGTAGTTCCTACGGAACAGCTTGTTAATCCCGTGACTGGTGAGTCAAGGCCTGAAGCTATTAAGCGTATTTTCGCTATGGTTAGCCAAAATATAGGTGAGGACGTAGAGGGCGCTGAGCTTGTGTTTGGCATGTGGAGAGAGAAAAGAAAAGACAGGGTGAGGAAACCTGATGGTTCATTAAAGCCGTTAACAGGCGATGAAGACAAGGATTACGTTGAAAATGATGTAATGCATTTTGACATAGTTGATGTATACCCTAAAGAGGGAATGAGCCTTGAGCAGGCTAGAGAAAAAGGCGTGGAGCAAAGCCAAAAGAAAATTGCGGATTTGGATAATATAGATTCAGGTAACTGGGGTGACGCTTTCCCAGAAATTGACCCATCGAATGAACCGGATTTATTGGATGAGGCAACTGAGGCTAACGAGACTGCACGTCGTGAGTTTGAAAACTATGTTGCAGAGTCACAAAGGGCTTTAGAAAAAACTAATCCAATAAGCGTACCAGATATGATCGGTGTAGCCACAGATGAACAAATCAAATCAGAATTAGCTGACTTACTAGACCCTGAAACAAATATTGTTTTGCCGGGCAAAAAGAAAGATCAGCAAGGATCAGATGCTTATAAGATTGATCTAGACAATTACTTAGAAATCTTGGAAAAAAACTTTCAGAAACAACAAGATAATAACGTTGCGAATAGAGCCGATATAATTGAGCACATTAAAGGATTGCGATCCGATCTAGGTGTCGGCGCTGATGTAACCCCTGATGTGGTTGAAGAAGAAGTTCTAACACCTCCAGTAGCTAAAACAGTTCGTAGGACTGTAGATGCAGATGCTTTAGAAGGTGATGCTTTGAGAGCTGAGTTGCAGTCAATAGTTGATGAACTTAAAGCCGACTATGAAGAGAGTGACGATTACCGAATTAGCGTTAACTTTGATGACTTACGAGCAGCTGGAGAGAAGGTAGAAGAAGGCTTTGGTAAAGATCTTGTAATTGATCTTATAAATGATCTTGGAGACGATGATAGCAGTTTCAGAGAGAATAGAGACGAGATAAAAGAAGCGATGCAGGAGGCTACACAGCAGATAACTATTAATGTTATTCCATTAACTGAACAAATTGATGATGCAGAAGACGCAGCAGACGACGAATAATTTGACAAAACATGGCATGATGGGTAGTATAATAGGTAAAGAACGGTAGGAGAAAACAATGGCAGAAGAAGAAAAAGAAGAAGAAACAATTTATGAGCGAATTGATTTGGGTTATGTCAAATTACCATCTAGAGAAAACTGGGAAGACAATATGACAGAAGATGAACGGTTAGCTTTTGTTGAAGGAATAATTAAAGCGGCAGCAGGAAAGAAAGGCTAAGTCGTGAAGTACTATAATTTAACTGGTAAAAATACTTTAGTTGTAAGAGTTGAAAATGATGAAACTGCAGAATTTGCTGCAAAAACTCCCGTTAAGCAACTAGTTAAAAAATATGAAGATGCTTATGGTGGTTCTTATTCTTTTGAAAATTTAAAATCTGCTTTCCCAGAGATAAAAGAAATAAAAAGAGTTCCTTATGCTAAAAGCGTTGATAAGATAACGTTATATAACGCTGAGCAAGATATAGCTAGTCAAGCTCTTGAGGGTATGTCATTAAATGATTTAAACAATTATATTGTTATGTTCCCTGCAAAAAACCCCAAAATACTGAATTATGAAGATTTAAATAAAATTAGATACATGATGTTTGTTGCGTCAAAGGAAATTGACCAAACGTTAGAAGAGCCTTCTCCAGAAACTTTATTAAGCATAACAAAAGGATTGTACAGCTTATTAAAAGACGCTAAAGAAAACAATAACAAAAAGTACCTAAATGCAATATTAAGAGCAGGTAAAGACCTTAGACCACAAGACTATGGGTACACTGCTGAAGATGCGCCAGCGGAAGGAGATCAGCGTGGCCAAGAACCCACTACAGGACCAGACAGTTCCGACGAAAGAGATGGCTGAAAAACTTTCAGAGATGCTGGGTTGTTCCGGATCTCACAAAATTGGTGATGCTTGGGGACCCTGCGAATCCGATAAAGACTTAAACAAGCTTCTTGAACTTGGTAACCCTGAGTTTAGAGAATGGAAAAAGCAACAAGGTAAGAAAACAAGCAAGCTACCTAAGGGTGCTTTTGCTTCAGAAACTTCAGCTTCTAAAGAAGCCGTTAGGATGGGGTGCTCTGGAGCACATATGGCCAAGCAAGGCGTGTGGTTTCCTTGTGCTAACTCAGAGGAATACAACGCAGCTCGTGCCCACGCTAATGTAGGGGGATCTAATATCCTTAGGGCTTCAAGGCCTAAACGTAGAGTTATAACTGACAGGGGCCATTGGGAAAAGCTTAGGGGTAGGGGTATTTCAGGTATAGAAACAATACCCGGCGGAGGAC